GAACCAACCCCTAATCTGGGCATCCGGGATATAAATCCGGTCGTGCTACCTTACACTACAAGCGCATTTATATGGTGGAACCAGTCGGACTCGAACCGACCACCTTCTGCGTGCAAGGCAGACGCTCTCCCAGATGAGCTATGGCCCCATAAACTTATTTATCAATTTCAGTAACTAGTATGATACCGTTTCAAACACCGCGCGACAGAATATGGTACACCGAGAGGGACTTGAACCCCCAACCTATCCGTTATGAGCGGACAGCTCTAACCAATTGAGCTATCGGTGCATTATTTAGTTAAAATCAACAGACTTTACGATTTCTTTATATCCATTAGCATTAGGATGAATCTTATCAGAAGATAAATGCCGAACAGGAATCACAACATCTCCATACTCTTTAGCAATAGCAAAGATTATATGATTACTGTGGTCAACATTATATGAAGGAAGTATCCAGTAAACCTTTTTACTATGAACTTCTTTACGCATCTTTTCTAATTCATCACGAGTATGAATATAGTTGCCATCATTAGTTCCCAAACTTATAACAACTATACCTGCTGTTAATGGCTTAGTCAAGTACTTTTTATTCCAATCTTTAGAATTTATTCCTACTTGTGCATACGATATGCATTGCTTAGGAGCAAACATAGCAGTACCAACAGCGATACTATCGCCAAGAATAAGACAAGGAAACATCAAAATTCAATAACAGCATCATGAATGTGATAAGTCTTGGTATACTTGTGCTTATTCACCACATTATCCCACCAACATTCTGGCGGAAGAATATTGCGTCGTTCAGCCTGTTCATGCTTCATAGTCTGCGACTTACCACGAACAACACCAACAATAGGATTAGGAACAACAATAGTGCGCTTTAGACCAAGCAGATTGTTGATGCTAATAACACCATCGATGGGCATGGGCATCTTACGTTGAAGCATATCCAGACACTTCTGTGCAGTATTGGCAGTGATCCCATAGCCATGAGTACCAAAGAACCGAGGAACTATAAACTGTTCAAACTCAGGATTCTCTGGAACTTCATAATCATCAGCACTATCCATACGATAGCCAAGGAAACTCAAATAGCCATCTTCAACATTGACCTTACGTAGATCAGTTTTGACAATAGCATCATGTTCCAGAACAGCTACAGTCTGCCCTTCATCAGCAATCTTTTCCCACATAAAGGCATGACCAAAGGAACACATATACTCCTTACGCCAATCAGGATTGTAGTGAAAGCGATCAATATCCCAGTCGTAAATTTCTTTAATGTCGTCAATAGAACAATTTTCAACACCAAGAAACAATTCATAAGGGACACCGAACTTCTCGCACGATTCTGCGCATTCATTAGCGTATTGCACAGATGCGTCATTCGACGTATGTAGAATCAAAGCCTTTTCAATAAACGACATAATACCTCTCAATAATAATAAGACAAATAATAATCTGCCCAATCCATCCAATCTTTTTCTTCACGGGAAAGTTTCTTCCCTGTGCGGTATCTATGATACAGCTCAGAATGCTTCAACTTAATCTTTGAATACCCGTCTGATGCGACAGGAAAATTATAGAATTTGATATCAACCATAACTCCTCCATCAGTTATACATATATAATTATACCCCAAAAGCGGCAAAAGGTCAAGTCCTTTTTACTATTTAGGCCGTTTCTCAAAAATATAAATAGATGGAAGATACACTCTTATTTTGATAAATAAAGGATTCGAAAATATGGCACAGTTTACCGTTGTTAACTCAGCATTCTTAGCAAGTAATAAATCTATCTTTGACGTCGTTATGTTAGCAGGGGCCAATGGTGGTCTACTTTCGCAAACAACAATGGCTAATGGTTTCCCAATTTCAGGAACCTCAACTTATCTAAATGCTTACCCACCGCAGAGAATGAATGACGCTCTAGGTCGTGTAAGAATTGCAAAACACCAAAACATCTATGAAGCTGACTTCGAATATGGTCTACAGCCTCTTCGTTGGGAAGCCTTCACATATAATACAGGCGCTGCTGGTGCGCAGTCATCAATTACTGCACGTTCAGACCTTGGTGGTGTTCAGATGACAATCGGTAACACTGCTGGTGATACCACAATCCGTCAGTCTCGTCCATATCAGCGTTATCAGCCAGGTAAGACCATGTTCATGGCTACTGCTATGTGGTTTGGTCCAGCAGCTAACGGACAGCTACAGCGCGTAGGCTTCTTTGATGACGGCAACGGCATTTTCTTTGAGCAGGCTAATACAGTTGCAGGCACAACAACAGGAACAAACAACGGAACTGGTATGGGTGTTGTTCTTCGTTCGGATGTGAGCGGTCTACAATACGCAAACTCCACTCCAGGACAGTATCCGTTCAATACAGACACTCGTATCGAAATGAGTGACTGGAATGGCGACAAGGCAATTATCAATAGCATTAACTGGAACTCAATCCAGATGATGTGGATGGAATACACATGGTATGGCGCAGGATGTGTGCGTTGGGGTGTATTCCTTGATGGACAGCCTTACGAACTTCACCGCATGGCAATGGGCAACAAGACTGCAACAAGCACATATCTAGCAAACTCAAGCCCATGGGCAAGAACAGGAAACCTGCCTGTTCGTTATGAACAGAGAAACGTTACCAACCAAGCTGGCGCTGGTGCAATCAATAACATGTATCACTTCGGCGTATCGGTTATGGTTGAAGGTGGTGTTGACCCACAGCGCGGATTTACCTATTCGTATGGTATGTCACCGCAGACTCCACGCAGAACCATTAACGCGGGTGTAACTCGTTATCCTGTTCTTACAGTCCAAGCCCGTCCTATGGGAACGCAGGAATATGGTTCTCCTGGTCAGGGTATTACCAGCAACTCGGCAATTACTTCGGGTAACTCAACATCGATTACTGTAACTGGTACTCCTTGGACAGCTAACCAATGGACAGGCCGTTGCATCTATTTCTCGAACAGCAGCGGCGGTAAAGCTATTGCAAGAATTACATCAACTAACGCTACATCGATTACGTTCCAGGACAACGTCCTTGGCACAGCAAACTCGACTGGTGTTCCTGCTGGTCTAACTGGTGCGGGTAACACCTACATTATTGGTCAGCCTAATCGTGGACAGCTACTTCCGCAGCAGCTTCTTGTATCTTCTGATGCTCTTTGTGTTGTTGAGCTTATCGCTGGCTCACAGGTTAACTCTCCTGTAACTCTATCGAACGCCTCGTTTACTCCAATGACAAGCCTTGGTTCTGCTTATTCATTCGGTACTAGAGACGTTTCGGCTAACTCTATGTCTGGTGGCGAAGTTACCATGGCGTTTACCGCTCCCGCAGGTGGATCTGGTCTACAACAGATTGACTTGAGCAACTTCTTCCCTCTATATAATAATATTAGAGGATCTTCACCAGATACGCTGACCGTTGCTGTTACTACATCTTCGAGTGCAGCTAACGTTGGTGTTCACATTATTGGTCAGGAAGCTATGTCTTAATAGACTTTACGTGTATTGCTGATATTTTGCAGCTGATCCATTCATTGTAATAGCTCTCGCTAAGAATGGCATCGGCTGCAAATATTTCTTTTGATTCGTAATAAGAGCATTCAGTTCTGTTATAACAGATTCTAACAATTTCTCTACGGAATTGTTCTTTACCAAATTTCTCTATATCTAATTTGAGTGATGGCGAGCTACCGAAGTAGTCTCGCCAATCACTTTCTACACGGATCTTTTTTCTTTTACCCTTAACAGTTTTATATCCTGCTTTGGTGAAGAACTTTCTTCCGATATATTTCTTATTAGTAGGAATGTGAGTAATTAGATAGACAAACCCGTATGACTTCTCAGGAATATCTACTAACTCTTTTCCTTTATAAAGCCAGCTCACTCGTCTTCATCAAATGCAAAATCAGAGTCATCTTGCTCCAGTTCTGATGCACAGAATGGACAAAATTCTATATTTCCACTTGATACTACTGTTAGTATTTTAAATTCAGCATCGCATGATTCGCAAGTAATCCAGCTATCCCAATCTTTATCTGAGATCATTTATTCCTCCGGTGTTAGTAAATCCTTATAAAGATCCACACCAACACCGCATTTAATAAGAAAATCAATGCCAGAGGAATCTTTATACTCCTCTTTATATATAACGTGAGAAATCCGCGCTTGGTAGATTAGTTTTGCGCAACCCATACAAGGAGCATGGGTAATGAAAAGAATAGCGCCTTCTGACGATTCAGTAGAAGCAGCCAACTTTAATAGAGCGTTAGCTTCTGCATGAAGAACTTCTTCTTTAGTTTTCAAGTTATACGGTCTACCAGTTTCATCTTGGTAATTCCATATATCATTATCAATGCTCCATTCATTGGCATATATACGATCTTCGCAATTATTATCCCAGCCCGATGGAGTACCGTTATATCCAAATGAAAGAATTCGTTTATCTTTCACAATAACACAGCCGACTTGCAGTCTGCGTGCATAAGACAAAGCCGCCGATTCTTCAGCCACTTTCATAAAATATTTAATGAACTTATCTTTCATAATCACAACTCTCGATGTATGGTTAAATTCTTTTGTATAGTAATATCTTTATTTGACCAAGTCCAGCACTGACCATCGCTATCATTAAAACACACCCACATAAGATCATGTTCTAACCCATAATCTAATAAGAAATGAGCGAACGCTTTGCCTTTTGGAGTGTTTAATGGTATAGGAGGGTCAAGCTGAAGGATCACTTAAAATTAATTCCAGACAGTTTATCTACATCAGCAAGAGTAACTTCTGTTACCAAAGCCTTTGGTATATTGTTTGCTGTATACGATTTAATTGTGCCATCCTTAAGATATACAATCTTGTAGTATAATGTGGGTACAGGAACTTTATGCGCGCCTATGGTTTTTGGTGTTGAAGAATATACTGCACCAGTAACAACATATTTTGCAGGCATTTCTCTAACATGAGCCTCAAGCATTCTCCAAGATACTCTATTTACTGTAGGTTCTTGAGGCGTCATATTTGTCATCAAAAAAGTATCGTGCATTTGACTTTCGGTTGCAGCGTCTGCAGCTGGAGTGAGATGACCTCTATCAAATCCCGTGTTGTTATAATCGGACGGAACAGGAGAGTCCTGCAATCTATCATCTGCGTGGAAGTCGTTGGTTCTTTCCACTTTATTTGTGTGGGGCTGAAATACTTCTGTCGAGAATAAGGCAGCTTTATGGGAAATATCGTAGACAGTAGCGTAAAAGTTGTTGCAATAAACTGTTGTATCTGATACTGCAACCTCCTTTCCATTAGGAAAGAATTGGTCACAAGGAGATGCATAAACAGGAGTTGCCCAAAGTAAAACGGCAAATAGAAGTTTTCTCATAAGGTGAATCCTTTAAACGTGTTTTCATCTACATCTTTGTTGACGCCACCAATTATATATGATGTGATTTCTGTTTCCTGTGGAGCAACTTGTACATCAGAACCAGCAATCCATTTTTGAGTCCATGGGAGAGGATTAGCACCAGCCTTACCATTAAGACCAATGTTGCCCATACGTTTGGCAGCAATGTGATCAATATAATCACACAGCAACTGTTCGTTTAAACCAATCATAGACCCATCTTTGAATAGGTAACGAGCCCACGCCTTTTCCTGTGCAACGACATTATAGAACATGCGTATGCACTCATCCCTTGTCTCATCAGCAATTTTCGCAAAGTCAGGATCCTCTTTTGGTAGAATCTTGAGGAGCTGCTGAGTCGAGGCCAAGTGAACATTTTCGTCACGGGCAATGAGTTTGATAATCTTGGCGTTGCCTTCCATCTTTTTGACTTCGGCAAATGCCCACGAACAGGCGAACGAGACATAGAATCTTACTCCTTCAAGAGCATTGACAGCATTGAGACATAGCCAAAGTGCTGTCTTGTGACCGTATATATTTGGAAGC